CCCCAGCCCTTACTAGCCTCTAGTTACGACTCTTCCTCCAGCCTTACCTGATGATGTAAGACTTGAAAGAATTGTTTGGATGTCTGGTGGTGGTGCTTGCTCTGGCATAGGTGCTGCCTGTGGCGCAAGAGCGCCTCCTGCTGGAGCAGCAGCGGGAGCAGGGGACGTTTGCTCAACCATTTGTTGCGCCCCAGCAGGAGGAACTGGTTGCTGCGGAGCGAATGTGGCTTCAATAGCGTCTTCTAGGGCTTGACCCTTTTGACGTGCCTTGATAACCGCAGCAATATTTCTTACTATCTCCGATGGGTCTTGTCCTTGTGTAGCCATCTGCGGAATTGCTTGAGTCATTGCAGTTAGCGAGCCAAGTAGTGCAGCACGCATATCTTCAATTTCAATCTTCTCAAGTTCTTGTGTTACGTTAACTGTGAATGGAAGTTCTCTCATCGCCATATCGCGTGAGATTAACTTGCCACCCAAAGCCTGTAGCATAAAGATAAGACCCTGTGCTGGGTTAAGTCCTGCAAGCATTCCGTATCGGACATCTGCTGAGTAGTCACTCTTGATATCTTTGGTTGGCTTGTAAGTAATTTCGTAAGGTGAACCAGAATCAACACCACGAATGGTCTTTTCTTCTGGATAAATCATTTCGTCTACTTCAAAGCAAATGCCAATAACATCACGAAGTGCTGCGGCAAAGATTGCTTGAGCGGATTTAACTTGGGTGTCAAATGCACCCATAAGAGCCTGTACGCCTTGTCCTGTGACGATAGAGGCATCAATGTTTCCAGTACGTCCTTCTGGATAACGTGAACCAACTCGTAGTTCCTGATTAAGTAACTGCTGTTCTGTGAACGCACCTTGTGGAACATTTAGTTCTACGCGGCGAACGCCCGCTGGATTTGATGTACGGATAACCGCATCTCCACCCAACTGTAGTTCTTGAACATCCTGGGGAAGCACAATAGGAGCCTGAACAGACTTCTCTGCTGCTTCCATTGCAAGCAACGCAAAGCGATTGCGTAGCAACTGGATACCAAGTACGTCATCAAATTGTCCACGAAGTTCTCCGTCAATGGATGGCTTACGTGCGACAACTACCATCATCTTACCAAGAGGATTCTTGGCAATAGACAACACTAAGTTGCCCTTTGATGGGAGATATATTACTGATTGGTCTTTGTCATAGTAACGAATCATCTCAACCTGAGTATTTAAGTCTTGCTTGTAGCCGTAGCCACCAAGTAGTTCTCTTTCATAATCAGGAAACTGGGAGATGAGTTCGCCCAATGTCATCATATATCGTTTAGCAAATGCCACACAACGTCCATAGCGGTCAAACTCTGGGTAAGCCCCAATAGGATTTTCTATGCGAATACGTGGCAGTTTTGCTTCTTCGTCTAATTCAATAATGAAAGGGACGAAACCGTAGGTGATATACCAGTCAGCACCTGAGTACATCTGTACTGATAAATCTGAGTGCTGGAAATAGTTAGAGGCAATACGAGTGCGCTTGTCAGCGAAGGTACGCGCTCTATCAGAAACTTGGTTGGCTGCAGAGCAGTTTACTGCTGGCAGCGGAGCCATAACTTCTGATAGGTCGCGGGCAACGATGTCAACAAAGTTTGCGACTACGTTTGCGTCTACTCCATCGGGGAAGAAGTCAGGATAGACTTCAGCAATTTTTCCTTTACGGACAGCAAGTACGTCAAGGTTGCGAGCATCACGTTCGTGATTACGGTGCTTGAGCGAGTCTACTCGCGCAGCAATCTGCTCCATTGATAATGCCATTGTTGTCCTAACGATTAAAGGGGAAAATTATTTTTATTATTTATTAAAAGCCTTAGTGTTTTATCCCCACAAAGGCTTTTTAATTGTGCGATTTTCAGGTCTTGGCTTAACAACCTTAACTGATGGTCCAACTTCTTTGTACTTAGGGTTAACGTTTACGCCACCCTTGCCAGTAATTCCACCTGAACTGCGACCTCCGCCACGACTTCCGCCGCCGATTCCTTCAATGCGATTTGCTGTTGCCATCTTATTTTCCTATCCGTATTGCTCTGCCCATTGGTCGGCAAAGGCTGTGTCTAAATTGATGGAGCCACGAGTTGACATTTGCGCTCTCGTTGCCCAACGGTTTGATTGGTACTGACCCACTCTGGTTGACTGCTGCATTAACTCTCGGATGCGAATTACCGCAAACCACAGAGCCATAACGCAGTCGGTGGGGTTTCTAGTATCTGGTTTCCAAGTAATCAACTCTTGTACCAGGGTCTTCATTCCTTCTGAACCTTCGTTAGAAGGTAGTTCAATAATGTTGTTATCCTGGAAGCGTCCATCTCGGACTGAACCAAAGAGCGTAGCCATAGATGCAACACCGAAAGATGTGTCCCACTTGTTCTTACCAGTAAAGTGTGAGTTCAACTGGCAGCCGTAGGAGGCTAAGAAGTTTCGCAAGTTATCATCAAGGGCGTAAGCCTTTTGATGGGCGTTGATTTCAATACGCAGTTCCTGTGGACGGTACTTGTCCACCCAATCCTCAATAAGACTTTGAATCTTAGCGGGGGTAGGTTCTGTCATATTGATGCAATCTAGAACGTATATTCGTCCGTCTGTTCTACTGTACGAAACAACCACCGCACCAGTAGCACCTGCCATAGCAGGGTCAAGACCGATAACGGTATAAAGATTTTCAGTATTTTTCGGATGACCTACAACCCCCTGTTTGAGTGGGCCACGTTTACGCATTCCGTTGACGGAACCTGCAACGCAGGTAGGTGAGAAGATTGAATCTTCTTGGACATCTTCCTGTTGGTAGACCATAGCCCAAACCGAGGGGCTGACCTGAGAGCGGCGCTTAAAGAGAGAAGGGCCATCCCACTTGGGAAAATTTCCATTTGCTAACGCATCGTCCTTTGCATTTTCTTGTTGGTCAGATTCAGGCCACAAGGTTTTCCAGTTAAGTGGGTTCTCATCAAATTCTAAAACTGCTGGCATAGCGCAGTAGGTGAAAGGCGATACGCCTCCAGACCATTGCCCAGGGTCACGAATCATTTTATAAAGGTCAATGGGCGCGACACGGGTTCCTACAATAATTAGTTTTCCGTGCCGCCCCAGACGTGTGATAACTTCCTTCTGAAGCCATTCAAGTTGCTTCTCCCACTCGTGGGCATTTGAGTTCATCACAACATCGTCTAGGATAATCAGGTCGGCACGTGCGCCGTAAATCTGAGAACCAAAACCCAAGGCTTGCACCGTAGGGTCTTTCTCACCTGAATCACGTCCCGTACCTAGATAAATCATATCGGCAGACCATTGGGTAGCATCTGCTTTGTATCCACCGTTAGGGCCGAAGGCTACCTGCAACTTTGTGTAGGCTGGGTGGGAAAGTCTTGTCTTAATCGCCCCAAGGAACTTACGAGCCATACCCTGCGTCTTAGAGACGATGATGACTCGCATATTGGGGTTGGTCACGATTTTGTATGTGACGTAGTTGGTGGTAATGGTAGTTGACTTGGCGTGTTCAGGAGGTACGTTGATTAACACTCGGTCAGGCTCGCCTGGCTCATAGGTCATACCTGCTGGCTGCCACCTAGGCTCTATGCCCTCCATCAAGTCCAGCCAGTTCAACTGGTGGTCAAAGAGGCGGGAGTCTAGGAACTGCTCGCAGAAGTCGGGGTAAGAAATCTCTTTAATGTCTTTTAGGTCAGCCTTGACCCCTTTGCCCACTAGGCGGGCTTTCTCGGAGCGTTCCTTAAACTCAGGGGAGTTCATCACCCATTGTCTGAAGGTGGTGTCGTTTCGGTTGACGGTAGCCATAGCGGCTGTAATAGTCAGACCTTGCTCCAGTTGGAGTAGTACTCGCTCCTGGGCTTCCACCTTGGTTATATCTTGCTTACCTGCTTTGCGTCCCATAACATCCTATCCAGTCGCCCTCTGGAGAGGGTAAATATAACATCAATAACGCGCCCAAAATAACGGCATAACTCTGGCAATATATATAATATATTAAATATAAATAACTACATATATTATATAAGCGAGCGAGCCGAAGAGCGATGCTCGCTCTATATATATAATTATATATTACATATATAGATAACCAGTAGTTTTACCCTAAACCGAACACTCGGTTCGGATATATTTTTAAAATAGTTGCCCTTTGGGCAAAAGTCCTGCTCAGAGTATATATGGGGGCTAATATAACAGGAATTTTTAGGGTGAGAGTACAGTAATATACTTGACCGTATTTAAACACTCTGGGGTCATAATGTCTAACCTTAAGGTAGACCTTTAGACTTAGACACTTAGGTAGGTAATGTCTAACTATTTACTAGAGAGTTATATATAAGAAGTTACCCGACAGTAACTTATAATTTAAATTGCGGCTAGTAATAAGTGAACTTATGGCAAGCGACTCTCCCCCCGTACATCTCGCCCCGTTATGAATTGCCCCCGTTATCTAAATTAAGTTACTAATCGGTAACATAAGCACGCTTTAAATTGTCGCTAAATCTACATTTCACAGAGTGCGAAAATGTGACGCACATCACACCCTTAAATGGTTATAAGCACCCCTGAACTTGCCCTATCTTTATCTCACTAGCCCAAGCAACTACGCGAGGGCAGTTATCTAAGGAGATAAAAATGCTACAAAATTGCCAACGCTGTGGGCGCGAATTCGCTCTCCCTGCGGGATATTTAATCGCTTTTGACTCACTCTCAATTTACGCCACTTACTGCTCATCTTGCGCCACTTCTACCAATGCCCGATTTTCTGCAATTTACGGGGGCAAGTAAATGACTACTAAATGCGTCTTGTGCGATTTCAACTTCGCAACAGAAAACGGACACTCCGAAATGTGGTCGGTTTTAAATCACCTAACGGAGTCTCACCCACATTTCACAGATGAACTTAAAGAGGCTAAAAATCCCACAACGCCAAAAGCGCCTCAGCGTCTGTTCGTTGAAATTGAGTTACTAGATATGGGTGGCACTTGGGCAGATGATGAAATGGAGTCACTAGCCGACAGAGTGCGCCAGACTTTTCTCTGGCACTCAATGGATAAAGAGCAATTCACCACCCTGTTAAAAGTTACGGCACGAAAGGCGGCGGGAAAGTGAGCCGCCGACTTGGAGAGTGTTCGCGCCAGCACGCGGAAAATTTCATCAAGCGGGCAATATTCGCTTGGGCGTGCGAGCGGCAGAGTTTTGACGGAATAGAGCGCAATTTTGGCGAAATTCAAGAGATAGTTAGCGAGCAACTGGCGAGCCTAGATGACCGAACCGCTTGCGCTTGGGTGGGTTGCGACAAGTAACCACCCACCGCCTCCCGCCCGATTAGTCGGCGTTGGCTCAAGACCTACGGGAGGCACTCAACAGCCAGCAGAGAGATACTCTGCGGCGTTGAACAGGAGGCAAGACAATGACCAAGAAAGACTACGAACTAATAGCGGGGATTATTAAAAATGCTAACTACACCGCTAGCAAGTTTAAGGATACAAGCGGGGAGAGTATGCTAATTCACCTCACCCTAGAATTCTGTGATGAACTTGTAAAAGAAAATCCCCGATTTAATCGGGAACTATTCTTAGCCGCTTGCGGGGGGAAATAATGAGCCACAAGCACGAGCCTTACGGGCGCGAGATAGTGCTAGTACGCCGTGAGGCAGACGATTACACAATGGTAAGCGCTAAGTGCCAATGTGGCACGGAACTAATCCGCGAGACTACGCCGCAAGGCTCTCGCCCTAATTGGCAAGAGTGGAGAGTGAGCATATGAGCGGCAAGCAATTCATCTGCAAGGGGTGCAATAAGTTTGAGGATATTCTGGCAGAATTCCCGCACAGCCTCTGCCTAGTCTGCTACGCGTTTACGCCAGAGGCACGCCGCCCGATTACGGCGCGGGAACTGTCTCAGATGTGGGGAGGGAAGTAAATGGAATATTGGGAAAGAGTGCAGAGAGCCGAAAAGTTCGGAATTGCTAAGTGTCCAGAGTGCTTAACAAGTTTTAACCTGCTCAATGAGGCAGAGGCAGAGGCTTGGGCATATGGACACGAGTGCGAGGTGGAGTGAGGTAACTCACAGCCCTAGCCCCTTTACAGAGGGCGAGTGTTCGCGACACACTAGGGCGCAAGGTAGGCGAGGCAACAATGCCCCGCCACCGATTAGCAACAGGAGGCTAATGAAATGACTACAACAACAGCAACACGCACAGCGCTAGAGTGGGCGAAGTTTATCGCTAACACTTCGGAGAAGTTCCCCTCAGACTTGTTTAAGAATATGCCTAGCAACTGTCCGCGCACAGAGGGCGCTAAGGCGTACCGCGAGGCGGCAGACGCGCTCTTGCAATACACGGGCGGCGAGTGGGATAACTATGTCCACGAAATCGCAGACGGGCTAGTGCCTGTCTACTATCACCAACAATGGGAAGAGATGAACCGTCTGAGCCTGTGGTCTTGCAACGAAATTGAAGCAGAGGCGCACGAACTTATCGGAGACGCAAGCCCTGAGGGCAACCAACTCTGGCAAGCGGTGAGCGCTTATCTCTACGCCTTTTATTCTAAGGCGGTGCGAGATGTTATGGAATTTATTCAAGATAACGCAGAGGAAGGTGATGAGTAATGCTAGAGCAACTCAACGCCATATTAACTGACGAGGTGCGGCGCTGTGATGTGTGCGGCTCTGATAGTTGGCGTGTACTACACGAAGGAGACGAAAGCAACTGCGAGTGTGAGGGAGAGTGCTTACGCGTCTGTGATAACCCTGAACTTGATGACGAAGGGTGTGACGGCGTAGCGGTGCTAGTAACTGAAAGGGTGGTGGAGTAATGAGCGTAGAAGTTAAAGTATCGCTAGGCGAAATCTTTATCACGACAACGCAAGACGATAAAGAACTCGCAATTCAAGAGGCTATGCAGACAATATCTAATGAAGTCGGCGTACAAATTGCCATAAGTTCGCAATACGAAATTGTAGGCGGTAACTATGGCGACACAACAGAGGGGGCGGAGTGATGAACTGCTGGTCTTGCGGAGATACGGCGCAACACACTTGCGCTATTACAGAAAAATCCGTGTGCGATAACTGTTGGGGGGATAGTGATGATGAGTAATTGCGTAACTTGTAATCAGATGAAAGATAAATTCAGCCGAGAGTGGGAGTATGCACAATGCGAGCCTTGCTCTATAAATGAGACAGCAGAGGGGTGGAAAGAGTAATGAGACTAACTAAGAGAGGCAAGCGAGTGCGAGCCGTAGCGCTAGTGCTGTGGGCTGTGCTAGTTATCTATCTGGCAGGGCATATAAATTACACAGGACAGGGCGTAACTGGCTACTGTTGGGGAACTATTGCTGAGTGCTATGAAGGGGGACTCTAATGCGTGAGCCAGAGTATGAGTATGAAGTAAAGTTTTACGGTAGCCAATGGATTATTTTCGTACTGTGCTATCACGAACAGGACAATGAAGTAGGAGACACAGAGATTATTAACTGGGCTTTAGTGGTGGCAGACCAGAACGGTTTGACTATTCCAGATTACGAGTCAGTAAAAGTTACCAAGACAGGAGAGGTTGAGTAATGAATACAGAGTGCGAGTGTGAGGGAGACGGCTGCACAAAATGCACGCTGTTCTGCGGTGACTGCTTGACCCCGCTAGAAAATTGCGGGTGCAGACCTTGATAGCCTTGACTCTTGCAGGACTACCGATTATTATTTTATCTGTGCTTGGAATACTAAGCACACAACCAATAGCAGACGAGACAGGAGAAAACTAAATGGAAATTAGAGAGTGTATCCAATGCTTTAATATGTACGACCAGCCAGAGAACAATGAGGATACCTGTTACTTCTGCCAAGAAAGCGGAAGGGAAGGAAGAACACTATGGACAGAGAAGTAGAAATAACTGAGTGGGATAGGGAAGAAACTGCCTATGAAAAGCGTATTAAGTTTACATATGGCGGGCAAGAATACAGCGTCAAGTTATCTTGGAGTATGTATGACGGCTATGACCTTGACTTTCTAAAGGGTAGAGATGTAATTGCTACCCCTGAGTGGGTTGAGGATTATGAAAATGATGACGGAGAGGATTTAGTTACTGTGTTAGACGGGGTAACTTATTACTTTGAGCAACCAACAGAAACTTATATCGTAGAGACGGAGGAAATTAAGTGAGTACAGAATTAGATGAAGTGCTAGCAATATGTCGCAGGACTAGAGGCAACACGCACGATACGGGCGCACACTATCTGCTTGGTTACATCTGGGCTTGGTTGCCAGATGAAAAGAAGCAAGCAATAGTAGAGATATTTAAGGAGGACACCAATGGCTAGTTATGTGGTGCTATGCGAGAACGATAACTGCGAAGCAGAGAACGAAAGTTATGAGTACAAGAACGGAACATATTGGTTCACTTGCCGCAAGTGCGGTTGGGATAATGAGGTAGTAGAGGACGGGAGTAAGTAATGAAATTCAGAGTATCTTATTTAGTTAGTGGTATGCGGGTAATGGAAGTTAATGTTCCTGATGATGTGAATATGCCAGCCAACTGGCAAGAGATGACCAATGAACAGAAAGATGAGTGGCTATTCTCGGTTCAGACTAACTCACGCTTACTAATGGAGGACATAGACTATGCGGAGGCTAGCAAGATTACGGCTATGCCTTGACTGCTACCACGATAATCCTAGTCTTATTGCTTATTAGATATAAAAACAAATTGGTTTTTTACTGGAGAAATTGGAGAGATAGATGAATATAAATAGAGACTGGCACGCAGAAGGACTATGCAACGGACACCCAGACCCTGACTTGTGGCACTACCAGAACACACGCTTACCAGATGAACAAGAACTTGAAGTCTTAAGAAGTGTGCAAGCAATAGAGTTATGCCACGACTGCCCTGTAAGGGCTGAGTGCTTGGCTCAAGGTATGGAGCGCGAGAACCTGATAAGTATTGGTGGGTGTGGCTCTATCTGGGGTGGTTTAATGACGAGTGAGCGTGCTTTACTAGCAGGTGGTAACCCAAATGCCCACACAATTAGAGATGAACGCCGTCATAGGGTGCATATTAGGCAGAAAATTGCTAGAATTAAGGTATGAAAAGACAGACACTAGCCCTTATCGGGTTGCTTATAGTTGCCTCACTCTTTCCTATATCGGAGAAGGTGGAAGTTAAGGTCAGCGTTAAGCACCCCGTAGTGGTGCAGACTAAGGCAACAATGGAACAGAAGCGGGCTAACAAGAAAATGGCAGACACATTTGCCCGCGTTGGGTTCGGTTGGGATAAGCGACAGAGGGCGTGTGTCCACCTAATCTTCACTAAAGAAAGTCGTTACGACAATTTTGCCAAGAACCAACAGGGTTCTAGTGCGTTCGGAATTGCTCAGATGTTAGGCGAGAAGTCTACCGACCCAGCAGTACAGATACTGCGAGCCTTCCACTATATAGAAAAAAGATACGCCAACCCTTGCAACGCGTGGAAGCACCACCGCAAGGGCTGGTACTGATGTTTGATTTGCAAGGTGAGCCTACTTTTGCTTGTATCTGCGGTTGCTTGATGTTTGAGATAACTGTGATGTGGGATATGGAAGATAGAACAATAGGTTGGTATGATTTGAAACAGAAATGTAAAGAGTGTGGGTCGGTCAGCACAGCACCGACTCCAATAGACGGAGAGATATAATGGAAAGAAAGATAGGTAGATACTGGTACTACTACGGGCGCAAGTCTGGTTTCGGTATTGGTTTTAATATCAGTAAGTATTCTATTGACCTAGACTTAGGGCTATGGTACTTGGCAGTTGAACTCTAATGCCGACATACGATTATAAGTGTAACCAATGCGGTGGCACGATAGAGATACAAAAAGATTTCGGAGACAACACCGAACCAATTTGTTGCCAATTAACAATGAGTCGTGTATGGTCAGCAATACCAGTTCACTTCAAAACGGGTGGCTTCTACTCAACAGGAGGATAAGATGAATACAATACAGAGTTGGAAAGAGATTACAGAACTCTACGAAAAAGAAATGATACGGGATTACCCCGAAGGATTATGGGTAGACCCAGCGGAGACAGAGATAGACACCGACCTCTGAAGTATCTGATTTATACTGTCAAGTCGGGGCTAACATTTAAGATTTATCGGCGTGTCGCCGTCTGGGTTTTCTGGAAAATAAAAAATCTAAAAAGTCCATTTGCTATACTTGCTTTAAGTCAATCAAATTGGTTGATAGTTTAAGACGGAGGAAGCAAGATGAATTACAATCCATTGGAAATACTTTCATCTCTTGAAAATGCAGATGAAATTTTACGTAACGTCTGGAAAAATATACCTAACAGTAAAGAACTAAGTTGGGTGCAGTCTGACTTTGATAGGTTTCACAATATTGGAGTTGACTTAATGATTTTAATTGAGAGATGTCGTCAAGAGATAGGAGAATAAGATGAGTACATCAAAGAAGCCACCAGCCTGTCCACGTTGTGGAAAGGTTTTAACTATCAGTTTGTTCGGCAAGATTAAACTGTGCTGTAGAGCCTAACTGGTAATAAGAAGCCCCCGCTTCGGCGGGGGTTTTTTATTTGTCTTCTTCTTCCTGCTTCGGTACTTCATCATCATCTCGGAATGGTCTGAACCCACCGATTTTATTTATCAGTTTGCGGATAGCCCGCTTGTGTCTCATTCGTGCAGCGTCTTCACTACCCAACTGCAACTCACTTGCTATCGCACCGAAGTCCATTGACTCTGCGTGTCTTAAGAATAAAACTTTTCTATCATCTTTAGGAAGTTTCCAGAAACCGTAATCAACTTCAATCATCATCGCCATCATATTGCCACCCTCATTCGGGGCTGATGGGCTGCTTGGTCTACCTAAGTCCACCTTCGCACCGAGTCCGTGTTCACCTCTTAAGACGGCAGGAAGAATTGCCTCAACCATATCAGCCTCATAGAAGAACAAGTCACTTGCTTCGTATCCACCTGACTTCGCTTTCCAATGTTGGCAATAGTCCAACGCTTGATTGCGAAGAGAGCGATACAATAAATTCTTTGCATCTTTCTCACCGATTGCTTCCCACGTATCTAACTTGTTCGGGTGTTCAACAAACCATTGGTAGAGTGACTGACGTATATCATCATACTCAATCGGAGAAAACTTTCTATGATAGTCAGAGGCAACAGCATCAACGATGTACTGCCAGCGCTCTATTCTATTCCACTCTATCATCTTCTTTATACTTCCTTGTCGCAGTCATTAAGTCGTCAACAGTTATGAGGAAGCCTTTGCTTTGGTTCGGAGGAATGAAACAACTTATCTCCCTACCAAATTCTTTTACTGCATATCGCAGCACATCAGTTGGCACAATGAGAGTTGACTCTTGCAATACGAAAGCCCAGTACGCTGCTTCGGTTACACCGAGTCCAGATGCGCCCCAGTCTCCGACCTTCTGAAAGAAACATTCTGTTTCTATATAAAGGTTGTTTGTCTTGAACCACTTGCGGTCACGCTTAACCTCAACAGTACGTCCACCAGTAAGCAACTCATCTACAAGTTGTTCGCCTTTGCGACCATAGCCAAAGTCTAAATCAAAACTAGATTTAGTTGCCACTATCCCACTTACCCCTTAGAACGAGTAGCCCAATTATACCATAGTTGGCTATATCCTTGAAGGAATCTTCAAGCGGTTCGTTCTCAGCGGTAGTGTTGCCTTGCTTAGTTAGATTAACAATGCGGGCTATCTTATCCCACATCCGTACTACTAATCCCTGTGTTGCACCGTAAGGTGAGTTGGATATGTTCTTTGCGCCGTAGTCTCGGTGCTTCTTGATGAGCAAGTCACCAAGTTCTAACATCGTATCTCTTACGTTTAACTCAAACTCTGCCCAGTTAGTAGAGGTATGTGTAGCGTTACTACTAGAGTCTTTTCCTCCACAACATAGTTCTTCACGTTCAACCCTTGTTCTGCCAAGTGGGTTATAATCTGCCATATTTCTTCACGCTCCGCCTTCTTCATCTGTTTCCTCCGACAATAGTTCTTCTAAAGACTTATCAAAATCCTGCAACGCAGACTTGACTACCATATCCTCAACCAGTTCATCTATCAAATCGTAACCCATCTCACCTGCAAAGAGAGTCACATAGGTGGACTGACTAATCAGTTTAATCTTATCTGGTTCTTCTGAATGATAGTACATAAAGCGAAGTAGTGAACCGAGCAACAACTTAAACCCATTGGGTAAGATGTAGTAAGGGTCAAAGTCTTCATCATCTTCTAGCGTGTGGTCTATTAACTCAAATGAATTCTCAAACTGTTGCTTACATTCGTGGCAAAAGTTTGGAGTTCCTTCATCATCGTTAAAATCAAATGCCACTATGCAATGCCAGCCTTATCCTTTATGTATCCTGCTCCGTGCTTGACATATAGTGAGTTGACATCTTCGCCTTCTGGCAGTTGCACAATAGTAACGGGGAGTTCCCTAGCCAATGAGCGTGCGAACTCCGTCCCCGCTTGGTCACCGTCTGCAAAGACGAAGACTCTTTCAAAGTCTGCGAGTAACCGAGTGTAATGTTTCTTCCAACTATTAGCGCCAGGAACACCGATGCAAGAAATACCAACACAATGACTGAGAGTAATAGTATCCAGTTCACCTTCACACACTCCTATGAAATCACCAGCGCGTTCAACATCTAATACATTATACATCTTTGTCTCTGCCCCAGTCATACCCATATACTTTGGTTCAACTGCGGGGTTAAGAGAACGAAATCTTAAATCAACTACACCAGTTTTAGTTACATAAGGTATAGATAAGCGACCAACGAATGCTTCGTGTCCAACCTCAGGCTCCACGACTACGCCTAATTGCGCCAGACGTGCTACCTCCAGAGGTATTCCCCTGCTTTCTAGGTAACTTTGAGCCTGATAAATGTTTGCCGCGTACTTCTCTGCTGCTCGTCCCAGTAAATCCTTCTGCGATTGACTTTGCTTCACGAATGTTTACTCCTTCACGCTGTGCAATGAGTTGCAAACTGTTACCTTGTACGCCACAGGCAAAGCATATAAAGATATTTTTGTCCAAGTTCGCGGAACCTGACTGGTGCGTATCATCGTGGAACGGACACTTAAGGTTGACTTGCCCGTGTCTTTGTCTAATGTTCGCACCGTAATGTGTGAGGACATCTGCAATGTCTGGCAAGTCGTTGTCAATTTTTATCACCATAACCTGCATCTCTTAATAGTTTCACAGCATCCTCCAGTCTTAGTAGGCATACCCAATCGGATACACTCTTCTCGCCTTGTCCGTTGAGTCTTAAGACTACAACGCCCAAGTCTTTTCCATTGTCTCTATCTTTTAATTGCTTTACGGCAGCAGCGGGATTAAATCCTGTTCTTGCTTTTACTTCCCAGTCAATGCCAACAGTACCAGTAACATCAGAACCACTACGACCAGCACCCGTGCTTTCAGCAAAAGGGAATCCGTTATCTGCAAGGTATAGCGCGAGGACTTTTTGACTACGGTATCCTCTATGTTTGCGCGATTGCGATGCCACTTAGTACGCACTCTTGTCCTTGCGGAGAATGCGAATAGCCCAGTTCATACCAACGTTAACGCCTTCAGTCCACTCATCGGAGACAGGTGGCTTGGCTTCTTCTATCTTGGTAATAAAGACTAACAACTCTTCATTAACCTTTTGCATTACGAGTTGACGCATCTCTTGCGTTATATCGTCTTCTTCTTCTCTTAACATTTGTTATCCATTCTCTGGTATGTCGTCCATAAACATATACTCAGGGTTAAATGATAGCCAACAATTTAGATTTGCGTTGGCATCGGCACGCCCATATCTATTCTTTACTGGTGCAACTGCCATTGAAGTCCCGACCACACCAAGAGTACAAATAAGAGCAGGTAACTGAGCAACTTTACCTTGTAGAGCCGACCTTGGTTGGCAAGGGTTACCCATAACTGCCTCGCTAGTATGATGAAGAATAATAATTGCAGCATTGGTGGCACGAGCAAGGTACTTCAACTCCTTCATAATCGCACGCATAGATGCGAACTCTTCTCCACCATCGGTGGCTATATCCATTAGGTTATCTACGAAGATAGCCACAGGTGGACAGCCCCACAATTCCTCAAAGGCTTGGACTTCTTCGTCAATATCTTGCAAGGTAGGGCTAGATTCAAATGACCAGACTATGTGACTGCTCTTATGTAGTATCGCCTTAGTCCAACCAGCATCAGAGTTCATCAACGCTTCTACATCTGTCTGGTTCTTACCGCTAATCATAGATGCTAGGCGCATAGCCATAGTATGTGCATTGGTATCTGCCGATATGTATAGGCTAGGTACTTTCATTCTCAACGCTAGCGCTAGTGCAAGGGTGGACTTACCAACTCCTGGAGTACCAGCGAGCATAGATACTTCTGCTCTACGAAATATAATTTTGTTTGCATCAAATGTTTTGAATACAGAGGGCAACGGTTCTCCACCGATGTCTGCCCTGCCTACGCTTCTTACTAAAGTTCTCATTGCATCCCCTGTCTATGTTGGCGGAGGGGTAAGTATCTTCCCCTAATAAATACCCCTCCACCAATTCTTATAGCATTTCGTCCTGTATTAGTTTTGAGGCTTGCATTGGTCTGGTGTCCCCATTGGTGTTGGACACGCCCAGAATGCGTAAGGCTTCCCCGTTGTCTTGCTGACTCCCTGACGGAATGTTCGCGCTCCGTGAATACAGGTTGGTGTAGACATCCCTGCCACCGTAGCGGATGCTGGTGCTGTCGGGGCGGTTGCGGAAGTAGCCCAAACTGGAGTGTCTGGAGTTGAAGTAGTGGTTGCCAAAGGGGCTGCCACCGTTGCTGCATTCAACATCTTTGATGTTGCTGCAATTTGCGTTGAGTAGTCGGAGACACCTTCAAGTAATACTGATAGTTCGTCTGCTGTATTAGCACGAACGTTAATCATATCCCCCGCAGATGTCTTATAACTAACTTGTAGTTTCCAGTTTTCTGTTGTCATTTGTTTCCTTTTTTAGTGAATTGGCAATGCTCTGTGAGTCCACAGAAATTGCACGATTGTAGGTTCGGTAGAAATATACCAGCCTTGCGTGCTTTATCAAAGCCATCAACAAAGTACTCAAGCGTGTCTAGCGTATATCTACTTAGGTCAATCATCTCCCCTGTCCCCGATTCACGAGACATCCAGTAGTTTCCTAGATTGACTTCTGCTCCAATCATCTGCTCTACCCCGACTTTATAGAAGCCAAGTTGTAGGTCAGATGTTGGTCTAGTGCGTGATGTCTTGAGGTCAACTATTACAAGTTGTCCGTCTACCTCAAAGATTCTGTCAATGAACATCTTGACTGGCACACCTGCGATTACTGGATTCAACTCCAGTTCAATCGCCTTTGCACCCTGCGGGGTTGTCCACAGTTTCCAGTTAGGGTTGTTCTTGCGCCAAGTGATGTAGTTGTCTACCCAAATGGAACCATTAGTATTCCACCAAGCACCGTCTTCTTTATTCGGATTATCTTTGGTGGCTCTTCCTGCACGCCGTGCAGTTGTCAGGTCTAAACCCTCAGTCTCTTTCTTCCAAGCCTTGTCCCATAGAACGTTACTCATTCTCTAAGTCCCAGAGTTCTGCTGCGTAGTGGAATGCTCTTCCACCTGCCGACCAGATACTAGGTTC